TCATATCTTTGACTTTACTCCAATTAATAGTCTTAGCTATCTTAGCTTTGTCCTTAACATCCTTGACGTCCCATCTACTTACAGGTTCATAAAACATTATCTCACTCCACAAAATGCATTACATGCTAACAAAGGCTTATCGTCCCAAGTTTTCTCGATATTATTAAAATACTCTGAATCGAATATTTGGTCAAGCGAATAATTGTTAAGATTAAGATGTTCAATCTCTCTCACAGCATCCAGATAGCAGCAGGCTGAGACATCACCCTTAGAGTCAACAAACATTCTCTTTCTACTTACAGCCTTACAATCTATCATCATGAAACCATCCACATCCAACTGTCCGCCACCCTCTGGTTTTCTTGTGTTGTATTCGAAAGTAAACTTATTGAAACCAAGTTGATGTGCCATAGACTCACATTGATTTATTTGATGTTCGTTGTAATCAAATACAATCATAGCCCAAGTTGCCTTACCACCATGTCTAATAAAAGTTGAGGCATTGTTTAGAATTCTATTGAAGTCCGTATTGACCCTATATCTTGAATGCGTATCTTCTAACCCATCGAGTGCAAAGATCACTTCTACGTTAAGTTCTGCTAGTTTAATCCACCATTCATCTTTCCTCGCACTTCCATTTGTATTCAAAGATAGAAAGATGTTAGGGTTTATCGATCTGAGGTATTGATATATCTCAACTGTGTCGCCACCTATTGCTCCGTCACCATAGTTGCCACATATGTAAAACTCTTCTAACTGTAATAGGAAAGACTCAGGGAACCATCTCTTGAATGTATCGAGAGTTACTTCTGAGATAATTAAATCTTCTTTACCAGTTCTGGCACATAGAGGACAAGCTGCTTGACACTTTGAAGTTATCTCCATGTCGAGCTGCCTGATGTCACTTAGAGAGTACATATACTTTTCCAGCGTTGCTCGAGGTCATTGTATCGACCATCATACAACTTTGACCAATTAGCAAATAATTTATGATACATCATAATATGTTTATCAGTCAAACCAAATTTAGTCGTACCGTAAACAAATTCTTCTTTAATAAGTTTTTCATCAAACTTAACTGGTTTAGGAACTGGATATTTTCTTCTAGCCACGGATAGACCTCATACGATTCTTTGCTTCCAACCACTTAGCTTCTGACAATGGCTTACGCGCATCTCCAAATGCTAACTTATGTTTCTTAAACTGAACCTTCAATGCTTCTGCTACATCTCGACCCATAAACTGACTGACGAGTTTCAGTAGACACTGACGGAACGAACGACCGTGATGCATGTGGCCAGCTTCATGAGCTAGTTCGTGTAGTATGACATACTTTTCCATATGGCCAGGTTTGATCTTAATGTAGCCACCCCAAGCGGTAGCAGCAACCCCACCTGACTTATCTTTCATTGCAACTAAGGTTACATTGCTACGACGGTTGCTACGAACCTTTTGCCATGTTTTCGACTTAGTGATTCGATCAACATATTTTTGAGCTTGTCTTATATTGTCGAATGAAGTATTTTTATCTTTCATCATCTTTGCAATAGCCCACTCGGACTTATACACCTTACCCATCTCTGAGTCTTTACCATAAGCACCTTTATTCTGGCTACGCTTATGACGTCTTAAATATTCACGGTATTCAGAATTATTCATAAATTACCTCTCTCTTCACTATATACTTATTATCACTCAAACTTATTTAAAAGTCAACTGTTGATTTTTATTACGAAATAGAAGAAGTTAAAACATGGTCAAAAAGAAACGTAAAATGACAGAAGAGCAGAGAGCGGCCGCAATCGAAAGATTGGCTAAAGCTCGAGAGAAGAGGATGGCTAATGCGGGTCCTCCTCAGAATGTTCACCCTGATGTATATGCATTACCTGACGAACACCCTTTCTCAGTAAAGAATGTAAGGAAGTGGATTAAGACACAAAAAGATCTACTTTCAGAAGCACGTCGAGCTGAAAGAGCAAAGGTTAAAGGGGCTATAGCGGAAGTAGCGAGCATACAAGCCTACATAAGACATTGTGAATGGTACTTACGGAATGGAGATTGGATTGATGATTTCTATGGTGAGCATCAAGAAGGTAAAATTAGATGGACGACACTAGTACCAGCGTACGACAAAGACGGGTGCATGAAGACATAAATAAAGGTATGGATAATGTCATACCTTTTCCAAAGGCGAAGCGTGAAGGCGCTCCTCCTCAATCAGACGAAGAAATGCGATTACAAGTAATTCGTAACAAGAAGAAATATGTGAACAACATTGTTGACCACTATACTAATCAACTTGCTATGAAATTTGTACAGCATGGATTTAACCTAGAAGATGAAGAATTTCTGAAAGACTTTAGTTTTTCTGTTGAAACAATTCGCTCTGGGTTGTATCGTACACTAGGCATTGGACATCCATTCCAACAACTTATGGATGAGGCAATTGAGACACTTGAGAGTGTGGAACAAGAACACATTGACGAATACACAAAGGAATCAGAGTACGACGAGGACCCTGAATTATTTTAAATTATGATATTGGTAGACTTCAACCAGATTGTTATTGCTAATCTAGTCAAAGCAATTAATCCTAAAGATCCAGAAATAGATGAGAACCTTGTTCGCCATATGGTATTGAACAGCTTGCGTTTACATAGACGTAAGTTTACTGATGAGTATGGTGAGCTGGTTATCTGTTGTGATGATAAAAACAATTGGCGTAAGGATGTGTTTCCTCTTTACAAAGCTAATCGTAAAAAGGATAGAGGTGAGAGTTCTTTAGACTGGCCTGCTATCTTTACAATACTGGATCAGATCAAACAAGAGCTCAGAGAGAACTTTCCTTACAAGGTGGTACAGATTGAACGAGCTGAGGCTGATGATGTAATTGCTTCATTATGCCATGAGTTTGGTTACCTTGGTATTGCACCAGAGAGTGCTGATCAAATTCTTATTCTTTCATCAGATAAAGACTTTGGACAACTTCAGAAGTATGCTAATGTATCTCAATATAGTCCTGTAGGTAAGAAATTCATCCGCGTAACTAATCCTGCTCAATTCTTAAACGAGCATATCATTAAAGGTGATAGAGGTGATGGTATTCCTAACTTCCTATCAGATGATGATGTATTCGTTGCAGGTAAACGAAGCAAGCCTATTAGACATGCAAAGCTGACAGAATGGTCTATCCAAGACCCTAAAGAATACTGTAGTGAAGCTATGATGAGAGGCTGGCAACGAAACAAAGTCCTAATTGACTTAGATTTAATTCCTCAGAATATTAGAGACGAAGTTATAAATGAATACGAAGGACAAACACCTGAACGGAATAAACTGTTTAACTACTTTGTCAAAAAACAATTGAAAAACTTAATGGAACACATAGGTGACTTTTAATGGCTACTAACTACACCAAACTTGGCATCGCTGAGTTTCTCAGAGAGGCTAGTAAACAAGATGGGCGAAATGCTCGTATTGACTTTTTGAGAGAGCATGCTACCCCAGCTCTCAAGACCATTCTTGGATATACATACGATCCAAATATCGAATGGTTGTTACCAGAGGGTGACCCTCCCTACAAAGCAGCTGATAAAGGAGAAGACTTACAACACGTATTGAAGGCATCTCTACGCAAGTTAAATATCTTCGTTAACCATAACGATTATAGAGATGTTAAACCAATGAAGCGTGAGACTGTGTTCATTGAGTTGTTAGAGTCTGTTGATCCTGATGATGCAAAATTGTTGCTGCTTATGAAAGAGCGTAACTTGGTATCCAAGTATAAAGGTATTACTAAGCATGCTGTACAGCAGGCTTTCCCTGGTATCAGCTCACATTGGTGAAAGCGGGACCTCAAGAACTTATTCAAGAAGAAGGTAATTAGAGAAGAGGAATGGCATTTGCCAGACTGGTGGTATGACTGAAAGAGCATTCGTTATTGGGAACGGCAAATCGAGACGACACTTTGAACTGAAGCGTCTCAAAGGTAAAGGCACTGTGTATGGATGTAATGCTCTTTACCGAGATACCTTTGTAAAGAATAATTGGGACCTCCCAGATTATCTTGTTGCTATTGACGATAAGATTATCACAGAGATTGAGAGTAGTAACTTTCCTTCACAACGATTCATTGTTCCTCCTGTAGAGGAACAGTTTGAACCAGTCGACTATCATCTTGAACTTTCTGGTATCGATAAACGTGGTCTTATGATTAACAATCCTGGACTAATGGAACAAATTCAAACACCACGATCTAATGCCGGTATGAATGCAATGTCAGAAGCCATCAAGAGGGGTGCTAAACAAGTTTACGTTTTCGGCTTTGACTTTATTTTAGCTACGGAAGATTCAACCACCAATGTGTATGAAGGAACAAATGCATACGGTCCAGAGACAGCTGCTGGACATGCTGACAGTGTTAATCGTACAAAGTATATGAATTGGTTTGCTTCTAAAAACCATGATGTGGCATTTATCTTTGTAATGGAAAACAAACAACCTCTGAGACTTAATCCATTAAATGAACCTAATCTCAGAGGTATGTTTTATGAAGAATTTGAGAATGAAGTATTAGCTATACCAGAACCTGAAAACAAAAAAGTAAAGAATCTGGATAGTGGTGTTTCAGAACCTGAGGTTGATAATAGTACTGAATATAATTTTATGAAGTATGCAGATTAACCAAACACGTTGTTATTAATAACGTATGAATGTCCATTTGAAAATTCAACGTTAGCAGTACTAAATGTATAACCGTGGTCTTGCTTTAACTTATATTGGTTGCTACTTGTGTCTGAACCAGAATCCAGATGGTTGTGCATACCCATAAATGTTGTGTTAGACATTAGAACTTCATCGAAGGTCTGTGTAACTACCGCACTTGTTGTATTTATATAAGTGACTACTGTTGTAGCTTGTCCCAACATAAACCAATCGTTGATTGCAGACATTTGTGAGTTGGTAGATATTGCTTGTGTGTCTGTGGTAATATCGGATTGTACATCAGAAACATTCGACCAGTTTGCAGTCGATTTATTTCTTGTATATTTAAAAACAGCGTTTCCCATTATAGTTGCCTCAACAAGTTTTCCCACTCCTGGATACGTAAGTCCCAGTTGTAGACATAATCTGCCCAATTCTTTTGGACATTAGCTTTATTTGTATTTATAAAGGATTGATGGTTTTCTACTGCTTGTTTTAATGCTCCAGCAAACATATTTGCATGAAACTGTCTATTTTCTACAAACCCATACATAGTTGCAAAACCACCAGTTGTTTCTGGAAGTGCACCTAATGATGATGTAACGATTTGACAACCAGCAGACATTGCTTCAATAGCTGCAATGCAAGAAGTCTCAGTCCATGCAGATGGATATGCAAAGATATGTGTCTCCTTCAATGCCTTACGGATCTCTGAGTTAGGAACAGCTCCATGATTAGTCATATGAGGATGGTCATCGATAGCTTTGAACAAAGTCTCAAACTCTTTATCTCTATCGGGCCATCCATAAACATTAAATGAGCTGTATACATTTAGATGAACTTTATCACCCCATTCCTGTGATAAGGACTGATATGCAGCTACAAGTAAATCTAAACCGCGGTGTGGTGTAGTATGATAAATCAGATTAATACGACCCTCTGGTTTAGTATGCTCTTCAATTGGATCGATAGCATTCTTTAATACTATACCCTCTTGGTAAGGGATGCCAAGACCTTGATTGAACGTATGTTGCTGATAGTTAGATACAAATACCAACTTACGGAACCGTTGACGAGATGCTGATGTCTTCAGATGTTCAGCTTGTGGATCGTTCCATAGGTCGTGCAGCCAAAGAATTCTAGGACGACCATCAAACAACTCTTCATCAACACGTGACGCAATCACCTGAAACATATCTCTAATGTCGTCAGGCAAACGGTCATACAAAGTATCAAACATGTACTCTGTACCACCTTTAGAGTTAGCGGCCATAGGATGCTTTGGCCAACCCTTAATATCAGAATACTGATCCTTCAGAGAGAACCCTTTCATCCCATCTGCTTCACCTAGTGTCTTTTTATTCATAGGGTTAGATTGATCGTCAGTTAAAATCAAGTTTGTCATAATTCTTCCACTGCTGCCACAATATGCAATCTATCTTCCATACTCAAATTGATAGCTGCATGCTGTTGTGTTGTATCCAAAATATATACTCTTCCAGGCTCATGCATAAAGTAGTTATTCAATTCACCATCGACGAAGTAGCAATTCTTATTAGTAATGATTGGTATATGTAACCTCTTAGTCATATCCGAATGTAATGTATAGGCATAAGGACCTTGCAAGGCCATTGTTCTTATTCTACCCACTTTGTAGTATTTCTTCAACTGCTCAACTACTTCTTCAACATATGTGTCTCTGTAGCAAGGTAGTATATACTTCCAATCAAATTCAATGTCCGTATAAGCAGGAACGACGACTCCTTCATTTTTAGAGTCCTCGACATGGGTCTTAGGCCATGCACCATACTTACCTTCTTGTAGCGATGTGTTAGCAAATGCGGCAGCACTCTCTTGTACTGCTCTTTGCCAGTTGAGAACCTTTTGTCCGTAACCGTTTCTCTTTCTCTCATTGGAAATAGTAGAAGCGCCTTCAAAAATATGGTCCATAGTTGGAGTCGATGATCTGGAGTTAATCATCGTCTGCATATTGTCTTCAACATATTCGTTAGAGCAAAGTATATCAGCTAACAACTCAGCATCAAACTTTAGATCTAATGTTTCTAAAAACATAACAACTCCAAAAAGGTGGGGGGCTAACCATGGCCCCCCTCGAGTCTATTTATGGCGACCAACCCAGGGGTACTCCGACCAGGTTGAGTTTAAGTCATCCCAGGACTATGTGGTGCTCCAACACGGACTTGAACCGCGGACCTACTGATTACAAATCAGTTGCTCTACCAACTGAGCTATTGGAGCTTATTTAGCAGCATCTGGAATAGCTTGCGGCTCTTCGTTCTCTTTGAGTCTATAAACTCTATTGTACTGCTTATGTTGATTGAATTCTTTACCACCAAGATAGTTAAGAACATTTTGTGCATCTGTAACTTCAAACGGATCAGTGTCCGCATTGTTTCTGAAGCCTGGTTCGATAAACACTTGCTCTACGATACCATCATTAATCACAGCAGCATAACGCCATGAGCGATATCCAAATCCAAGATTGTCTTTATCAACAAGCATGTTTACATATTTAGTAAAACGTCCAGAACCATCTGGGATAGGTTTAACATTCTTGATATCCAAAGAATCAAACCAAGCATTCATTACAAATGCATCATTAACTGAAATGCAATACACTTCATCGATACTATGCTTGTCTGTAAACTCTTCATACTTTTCTTCATAGCCTGGAAGCTGTTGTGTTGAACACGTAGGTGTAAATGCGCCAGGAAGCGAGAAGATAACTACTCGCTTATTTTTAAACACATCTACATCCTGCAGCTGCACCCACTCACCGAGTTCTCGATGGTCAAAATGCATACCAGTAATTACATTAAGATCTTTTCTCATAATCTATCCTTTTGTACCAATGACAAAACCTTGTCCAGCTTTCTTATAATCCTGCCCTTTGTGATAATAGTCAACCCATTTTACTTTAATGAAACGTTTATTGGTTTCATTCTTATTGGGATTAGGAATAGTAACATAGCCTGTTGGCCGACCTTTGAAGTATGCTTCTGATCTATTGAGCTCTTTATCAATGTACGAGGTGCTCTTTAGTTTAGTTACTTTCCTTGAAACGTTTTTACGCTCACCTTTTGATGTCGCACTATCCCTACTTTTCTTCTTACCCACTTTTAAAATCCTCTATAATTTTTTTCGCTTTTGTATTGACGCTTAGGAACAAAGTCAATACATTCTCATTTGTCGACCAGCCTTCATGTACCTTACTTGTATCTATAAGATACACTCTGCCTTTTTCTAATCCTTCTATAGTTTTACCTTCAAATCTTATAACATAATCTTCCGGCTTATTAGTTGCCCAAAGTCTATAGTTGATAGCTGGGATGGGTGTGTCGACATGAGGTCTGAAGTGACCCATATCATCCCATCTTAAAATATGTGACCTGGCCCAGTAACCTGCAAAGATTTCATACAGCCAGGTCAAAGATTCGGAGAACTTAAAGAACTGAGTTTCTGTATCGAAGTCAGTATCAATTAACGGTTGGTCTGGATGTTCCATGTTCCACAAATCGTTGGGCCAATAAGTAGCCCCTTCAATCTTACCATCCGTTAGTGCATAAGCATAGTTTGGTCTATCAGTAAAGTCTTGACTTGGATTGACCCATTGTTGCCATTCTATATCTTTAAGCTCTTCTTCCAATGCATCCATATCTACTACAATGTCCAATGGAACAAGGTAGTCTGTGTGCATTTCATCCCAAACCTTCTGGCTGACCTTAGGAGCTTTGTTCCACTTAGTACGCACAGGTGCATACTTTGGATCAGTCCTAAGATCAGCTAACGATGTTTGTTCGACGTCCACTAGACCTCAAAACCTTCTTCTTTCAAATGCTCACGGAAGTAGTCTACAGTCTGTTGCATACCTTCTTCCAATGGCATCAATGTATCGGCACTCATATCAACAAGAGCTAGTGTCGAGGTATCTGCTTTAACGACATCACCAACATTCTCGCCAGGACGCATAGGCAAGTTTACAACTTTTGAATCACTACCTGTCATACGAATAATAGTCTCTGCTACAGTTTGTACGGTGCTGTTTACTTCCGGACCAACTTCTACAGTTCGATCGAACACAATACCTTCTGCTGCCTTCTCCATTGCTGTCACCAAAGCCTTAGCAACATCTCCAACATATACCATATCTGATACTTGCTGACCATCACCATATACTTCTACGTCAGCATTCATCAAAGCACGACAAACAAACGAAGGTGTAATCTTTCGAACCTTACCAGAACCAAAAGGAGCTACAGCTAGCTGACGTGGACCATAAGCATTCATAGCACGAACGATATTGACCTTAGTACCTCTGAACCTATTGAACATATCAATGAAACGCTCAATCATAGTCTTGGTAATTGAATATGTATTATTCATCCAATGATTACCAACACCAATGTATGCACCAGGCAAGTTATACTGAGCTGCAGCTTCAAGTACATTGAGACCACCAATCAGATTAGATGTAGCTGCTGGTCGAGGGTTATGGATTGTCTCTTGTGTACCAAGTACAGCTGCAAGATGAATCCAACCATCTACATGAGCCATTGCTTCTGTGACTGCAATGTCATCAACAATGTCACCAGTAAATACCTCTACCTCAGAATCATACTCTGAATGATGACGTCTATGGTGATCAAAGATTACAGGTTTGTGTCCACGGCTTTGTAATTCCTCAACGACATATCTTCCGATAAAGCCCATGCCGCCGGTTACTAAAACTTTCATTTAAGTTGTCCTTCGTTATAAAAATATTGCCAAAGTTTAGAGTAGTTGTTTCCTGCATAGATGTAGTCGTCTGTCCATGGTAGCTTCTTACCACCTCCAATGTAGTGAAGGACGTATGGCTCTTGTAGCATTTTTCTATCCTTAGCCATATCTAACCACGACACATCTGTATTCATTTCAAAAGGTAACTGTAAGAAGTTGCCTCTCAGTATCCATCCAAGATAACTTTGGACTACGAATGCCCCGTCTGGAACACTCTCATCTAATGTAGCCTCAATGAACTTATTAGTCAACTGTTGTTCCATCCATGCTTTGTTATTAAACAACATCACACCTGATTGACAAGCAGGTGTCTCACCAAGACCTAACTCTTGGTCATAATCTCTACGAAGCAATTGCTTCTCACGGTTCCATGGATTACCATTGACAGACATTGCAACAGGAAGACCATCCATATCTATATCCCATAGGAACGTAAAGTCTTGTAGTGCAATAGTGTCAGCATCCATCCACATAGAACGTCTATACTTCTCATGTGACACATCTGGAATCAAAACACGGTTGTACATGGATGGCATACCATGATCTGATTTACCATCAGCCCAACCTTTACCACCTGGATTACGAGGAAGTGCTACATCATAGATAAGTTCTATCTCAGGGTGCTCTAGCTCTTTGAACAAATATGGCTCACCAGTACAGTAAACTTGGAAGTCGAAGTTCCAAGTCACGTTCTCTTTCAAACTATTGAACAGCGCAATCACACCAGGGATATGTGAAGGCGTACAACCTGTAACAATATTATTTGCCATCAAGCGGACCTTTGTAATGTTCCATACCAGCTTCAGTCTTTAATCGAGACTCATTCCATACATGTCCTCGATCAATTTCATGTATCTTAGTATTGCCAACGAATGCCCAGTTCTCTAAACTCAAACGTACACGGTCAAAGATATAACTATCGTGCCACTCTTGTTCATTGAACATCTGTAGACCTTTGTACATTCCAGACATTGCATTCCAGAAGTAGTAATGAGACTCGTGCCACGTATCCCATAATAGGAATCCACATTCACTATGTGTCAGTCTACGAGCTAGGTATGCCATATAGTCGCCTTCGTTCAAGAGTGATGGCAAGAAGTCATTATCAATCTTCTTAGTCAGCTTCGTATCAGCATCGATCCATACTAAGTGTCTTGCTTTCGGTTGCTGGATAGCTTCGAACAAAGCATATACCTTATAGCCAAACCTGGTAGCGTCCCATTTAAACATAAGCTCACTATCATACTTTGCACTATTACGTTGCTCTGTTACAATGCTCTTCTCATTAGGTCTAGCCATAAACTTAAAGACATTGTAGTTGGTGAGATCAAATTCAATATAGTTGATCTTCCTTCCTACAACTAGATCGTCGAAGTCATTACAGTCATCAATATAGATATCCAGACATGCATTGTCAGGTAGGTAAGCATTCATGCTGGTAATCATATTCTTACCGAACGCATGATACTGACCCATGTTCATGGTCGTAACAAATTGGTATTCAATCATTAGTGTACTACTGGTTTTTCTTCTTCGCAGCTAGCGATTAGTTTCTGGACAACTTCTGCCCAATACTTATGACCCCATTCGGTCGTAGCATTGTTCATAGCTTCTCTCGCACTCTTAATGCGTTTCATTGTTCTTGCATCTACAAATACCACATCAATCTCCTCTTTGGTGTTCTTCATAGCCTTTACTCCAAAACTCATCTTCTGGTTGTCTTTCAAGAATCATCATACCTGTATGACTCTTATCATGATATACTTCAGCCCAGTCATCAGAATAAGCTGCTAGGAACTCACGTACAGCCATCTCGACTGTATTCGGATCACCTGGAGCACTGCCCTTAGGATAGTTAGTATCATGAATAATGATATACTTGTTAGCCTTCTCCTGATGCAATCTAAGTTCTTTAGCAACATGGTCATGCTCATGTACAGTATCAATAAAGATCAGATCACTAGTCCAATTGATCTCCTGATGAGAACTTTGCTCATGTAGATACCACTTGGCTTCTGGATTCTTCAATTGTCCAATCAACTGAACTTCACCTTGCTGCATACGAGCAAATGTCATATCAATGGAATGAAGCTCTTCGATATCGGTTGTAAAGAATGCTGTTGCAGACATTCCTTGGTATGTGCCAAACTCGGTTACGGTTTTAACCTCAGGCTTGGATGCATACTCTACAAGCACATCTGTATACCAGCGGCCTGTATCATATGCATCCCACCTAAGGTGCAAGTCGTGAATCGTCTTATAGCGATTCGTGTCACCAAGATTAACTGGCGTCATACAACTCTGTCTTTCCGTCAGCGAACTGAACCAACACTGTGTCGGTCCAGCCTTTCACTTGTCGGTAGTATTTAACATCCGACTCTGTGAAGTTGGTCACGCCAGCTTTCAGCTTAGCGATCACAACTGTGAAGTCTTTTTCTTTAACCATTACTCATGTTCTCCATCTGCACGGCGCCCGGCCGCTTGTGTAAAGATATTTGGATTGCGTTGTGCTTCAGCATAGGTGCCAACTGTAATAGCTAGCGCTGCTAAGACTGCAATGTGACCAACAGCAGAAGCTAGGAAGCCAGTCCAACTACCAATCATAATACTGAAAGCGACGACCCACATCCATGCCAAGATCTGTAGAATCATATGACGCGTATTGACATCGGGGATATTTTTAAGCGGACTCATATCATGACTGAAGATATAGTTCCAACTATCGTGAATAAACTTTTGCATTATAGTGTCTCCTCTAAATAATATTCTACTTCTGTGGTCCCTTTGTTATCAGAGACCCATTCAGTATCTTCTTCAATAGCTAAAGCCCAGCTTGAGTTTAGCTCCCAGCAAAGATCAGCAATCTCATCATCGACACTATCATTGTCGATCAACCATTCAGTAAACTGTTCTTCTGTAACACCAACGTCTTTAAACTCTTCGTCGGTGATCTCCATAATCTTACCAACCTTGACAGAGTGCCATTCCATAACCTTATACTTCATAATATATTCCTCTATAATAAATTTGGCGAACCCGGTACGATTCGAACGTACGACCTACAGATTAGAAGTCTGTTGCTCTATCCAGCTGAGCTACGGGTCCAGTCAATTAGAACTTTTTCCGTGAGCGATATGTTTTGTTACCTACCTTACGAGTTGTAGTACGGTAACGCTTTGTACCAGATGATGTAGTCGTAGAACGAGTACCACCTGTCTTGTAAGAACGAGACGTAGTGGTCTTACTACCTGAACGTGTTCGTGTAGTACGAGACTTACCGGCACCACCATTCTTAGTAGTCGAACGTGTGAACCAACCCATTACGCTGCCTCCACTTTACGCTCAGAGTCAAACTGATCCAACTCATTTAGGAACTGATTGATCTCAGATACAGACAAACTAAAGAAGCTGCCAGCAACGGTCTCGAGATACTCCCGAACCCATGTAGGTACTTCACTGTGTGTGCTGAAACTGAAACGATGACGGTGTTCAAAATTACTCATAATATATAACCTTTCTTCATAGTCTTAATATAGGACAAACCAACTAAAAAGTCAACTAGGTAATCAATGATTTCGTTGGAGCAATGATACCACTGAACTGTTGTTGATATTGTTCTAGCAAATCTTTACGAGGTGTTGCTTGGAACTGTACCTGTGAAATGTTGACCACAATCACTTCATTGTCTTCAATGTTCATAGAGAATGGGATAGCTTGGATCCCTTGTCCATTGAACACCATAGTCAGACCATTCTTAAACTCAATCACATCACCATATGTCTTTACAATCTCACATACAACTTCTTCACCGGTAGTGAACTTAATCAACTTAACATCTTTTTTCATTTCAATCTCTTTCTATATCACTCTCGTCCAGTAACGGACCAGTCCAAATTTCAATTACTTCCGCATCTTTATCAGATATGTTCTCGGCTCTATGCCATGACCCTAGGCTTACATCAAAGCTGCAAGGTGCTTGTTTAATCTTACCATTGAATACTAACTCACCTTTAGCCAAGAACCAATGCTCTGCCCTTCCACTATGTCTTTGATTAGACATAATACCAGAAGGCTTAAACACTAATCGTTTGACAACGAAGTCTGAATCTTGATGCAGAACAGTATAGTGTCCCCAATCTCTTTCAACTTTGTTCATCTATTCCTCTTATAAATTGGCAGGGGACCTAGGAATTGAACCCAGTCCTGCAGGGTTGGAATCTGCTGTGCTACCGTAACACTTGTCCCCTTTAATCACCAACTGTAAAATGAGCATTGATTGTATCAATCTTCTCCTGTGCAGCAGCCATCTTCTCTACCTGAGACTCTACAGCTTCAACAACATCCGGATGCTCACCGATACCAACAGAGTTAGTCAGATAGACATCGATGTTTGCACGAGCGACAGCAATCTCACCTTCTAGTCTTTTGATTAACGCTTTAAGTAACATTTTGTTTCTCCTAAACTTACACTGGCCACAACCAGTTCCTATAAGGTGATATCTTGATACATCACCATCTTTTACTGCATTACAAATGCATCTATACAAATCTACCAATGGCGGAGGGTGAGAGATTCGAACTCTCGAAGGGCTATAAACCCTTGCTGGTTTTCAAGACCAGTGCTTTCAACCACTCAGCCAACCCTCCTAATTCTTTTCCCGAACCGTAACGTCCC